GACTGCTGCTTCATCACATCGTTGATGTACGGGTTCATGTAACTTTGAACGGTGCCAAAGTCGTTCATTGAACCAGTCAACTTGCCGAGATTGCTAAACGCTTGCCCCTGTAACGGAGAGGTGCCTGCGGTCAATGGGCCTTGATAAACAGGGGTGACTTGTTTAGACAATGCAAGGCTTCTCGAAGCAATGTCACTGAGCGCGGGAGCAGCCCAATTGCTTAAAGTTTGTTCTTGAACAACATTACCGCCTTCTGCAAACGCCACTGGGCCACCACCTGCGTAGGCTGCAATGCCACCGCTTGAGGCCTTCATGACCTTCGGCATAAACTTCTCTGGGTCGATTTGTTTGCCTTGCTTGGGGTTACCTGTCCGCGCCCTACGAACACGCTCCATCATTTTTTTGAGCACCTCTGCCCCTGCTTCAGAGTTGCCATTCCCAAAGTGTGCAACCACATCTGCGGGCCACACAAATTCACCGTGGCTCAGTCTGGCTGGATGCTTGCCATCAATGTCCGTTTCAATCTCATCAGCCATCCCGTCAGTTGGGCCTCGCAAGTACCGCCCATCTTTTTGCTGTAGGCCCATGATCCCGCCTTTGGCTGCATAAGTGACATCAGAAACGCCGTAATCTTGCCCCATCGTCGGCTGACTGGAATATGGAATATATGGTTGTTGTTTTGGCTTCCCCCGACTTGCCGTCATCGTCGTGCTAATTGGCGTTTGCAATCCATCCTTCTTGGGAGTAATGAAGTCTTTGTCAAACATCCCTCTAGCCGCCATAAAAATCTGCGCCAGTTCGGCAATGCCTTCAGGGGAGGATGCTTTCTTTGAAAGACCACCCTTCAGCGACTTCAAGAGTTTGGTATACCACTCCTCTTCGGGAGGAGGTGCTGGCTGCGAGGCGCGACCGTAAAAGCCCTGATTGGCTTTATCAGACAATTCCTCATCTGTTGCATAAGGTATGCCATAGAACCCCTGATTGGCAGGATCATACAGTTGTTCATCCGTAGCATAGGGAATCAAATTCTTAGGGTCGCTGAAACTGTACTTCGGCGTCCCACTTCCAATATTACTTAAATCCAAGTTGAAATCAAATGATGGAGCACCACTGCCCATAAGGTCGTCAAGATAACTCATGATTTACCTCTTATGCAAAATTGTTGGTTGACGGCATGAAGTTTTGCGACTTCTGTGCGGTTGGCTCAAATGCCTGTGCAACATTAAACTGGGGGCCAGCAAAAGCAGGGGCAGTGGGTTGCGGTATGGAGTTAACCAACTGCAAGAAATTCGCCATATTGCCAGAGCCCATTGTCGGGATGGAGCCAAATCCCTGATTGCCGCCTTGATTCTGGGGACTATTTTGTGGGAAACCAGTCTGGTTTGCCATGCCAGTATTGATGCCGCCAGAACCGCCAAAGAGTCCAGCAAACGCAGGGCCAATTGCGCTGCCCAAACCGCGCTGCGCCCCGGCTTGAAGAAACTTATCGAGAGTGGCGTTACCTGTACTAGGAATCTGACCGACTAACTGACCAATACCAGAACCAACAGCGGAGGTGGCTGCACCAGTCAAAGCGGATTGAAATGGGTTTTGCCCAGTTGCCAGACCCCTAATGCCACCCGCTGCGGCCCCACCCAACGAATCCGCTATGGCGTTTGTAATGCCAGCATTCCCGATCATTGGCAAGTTTGCGGTGGCAAAGTTGCTACCCAGTCTCCCAAGACTACTCAACCCATAGTTTAACGCTGCGCCCTTGGCAATATCCCCAAACTTCTGACCTTGCGCCAACCCCAATGCCGCACCTACTGCTGCGCCAGCAAGTGGATTAACTGCCCCAATGACAGGGGCGGCATATTTAAGGATTGCTCCACCAATCCCACCGGGAGCATTGCTCTTCCACTTGGGAGTAAACACCGGATTGCCTTGGGCATCCGCTTGTACGTAATAGTTGGTTAAGCCTTTGCCACCAGACTCCCATCCAATCTGGGCGCGGCCATCCTTGCCCATCTTCCTGTTTTTGTAATGGGGAATGACCTGACCAGTATTTTTGTTGATCAGTTGCTTGCCGTCTTTAGAAAACCCAAGGTCTGACAGGCTACGAACACCCTTGTCATACAAGATTTTTGCCATCTTACCTTGGTGGAAGTCGGCTGATCTGTTGCCTTTCCAACTAAACCCATAACTAGAGGCTTGCCCACCAAGTTGCTGAGACAACAAAGCAAGGCCAGCGGTGCGTTCTTGCTTGGCCTTGTTCTTGGCTTGCCCCGCTGCAATAGCGGCTTGGAGTGAGGGATTATTTGCTACCGCTCTGGCAAGAAAATCATTTGCTTGTGTGACAGCCATCATTGCCCCGCTCTTAGCGTATGGTTAAACATCATGTTATCACGCAGGTAGCGCGGAGACAAATGACATCGTTGCCACCACAGAAGCGGTGGAGGGCTTGGTTGGTGAACCAGAAGCAGCGTAGGTCTGGATCGTAACTAGAACGTCTTCGATTGACCAATAGATTTCTATGAAGTCATTGGCGTTCATGGACATGAAGTAGTTCCAACCCTTGATGTCATGCGCTGGGTCGCTAGGGCCTTTACGGGCTGGTAAACCAATCAGACCTGTAGAGCCCACAATATCGGTTCCGTTTTGCTTCAGCCATATAAACATATCTTGCGGACTGTTTTGCAGGTTTTGCGCTTGCACACTGAACTGCAAGTTGTAGATACCGGAGCGATCAACTGTGATTTGAGAAGACGGAGCAGTCACCCCGTTTGAAAAGTCTTCCACCTCAAACAGTAGTTGAGTTGCCGTATTGACAACGGCTGTTTGATCTACAAAACTTGAAAACGCTCCATACGGATTGTTGATGTACGCGCCACCCTCTCCACCAATCAGAGCCGCTACATTCCCATCGATCTGGTTGAAGTACAACCGAAGAACATTGTTTAACTGCTCTAGATACAGTTTATCCGGTGGCTGTGGGCTAGACGGTAGCCTTGGGGCTACAGTCGGAATAAGCCGATTTATCAGTGGGCTGGTTGCCATTATGCTTTCCTGCCATCTGCACGTAAATCAATACGCATATTACCCATCTGCCACTGTACGCCGAGCGTATCGGAACTGATCTGAAACGCCAACTGCCGCCCACGCACTCGGGTGTAAACCTCTGGGGTGAACTGCTGTACTTCATATGTGCGGACAGTCTGATAGTTCTGTGCGCTGGTAATGTCGGGGCTTGCAGCCGTCTTGTACGCAGAGCCGGGGAAGTTGCGCGGATAAATGCTCAGAGTACACATAGGCGCATTAACAAATGAGCCGTCAAAGGTCAAGTCAGGGATGGCTCGCCACACAAAACCATAGTTGTGTCCATCATCAATGTCAAAGTCCGAAGAAGTTACATACGAACTGATGGCAAGTGGAGGGGTGACCACATTGTCGTCCGTACCGTTCTCATGGTAAACCAGCAGGGCATTTGCATTACTACCTGCGATTCCATAAGTCATCGCCATTGGAGATGCGCGAAGCGGGCTGTCTAGCCATGCGGTTCTACCCTGCGGCAGCCCATTGATATTATCCCATGTACCGTAGTACCAGACCTCATCTAGATGGTTGTAGATGACATAGCGGTCAATGACATTAGAGCCCGCCGAGCAGTAATGCCACCATATTTCGTTATAGCCTTCGTTCGTGCCCGAAGTAATTTGAAATCCTTGTTCTAGGTTAATATCACTAAACACATACTCTCTCAGGGTGGACGCTAAAGTTTGCACTCGACCAGAGTACATATAAAATTTGTCTTTACCCATCCAATAAGTTACGTTGTTAACAGTAACAACAGCATTGGGGCTAGAAATAGAAATGTTGTCTCCCATGATCTGAAAGCCCCAAACATATGGAGCCCCAAGGTACTGCATGGAATAGATGGCTGAGTCAGTAAAAATCAAGATTTCTTGACGAGTCTGGATCGCTGTAATGATAAAAGAGCCCCGGCTCAAGCGATAGTCACCCGCCTGATTGGTGATGGCTGGAATCCAAGTGGCGTAACTCTCTTGATCTGACCAGCGAATCTGCATCGGGTCAATCGTTATGGTGGCGTAAACGCCAGAAGGATCGTTGCATCCAAACGCAATCACAAATCGTGATGCATCTGACACCATAATAAAGTTAACCAGCGATGGGCACGATGCATCGACTGGTGCGCCGCCGACTGTGGTGCTGGCTTTAATCTCTACACCGCGATCAAATACAGTGGGGGTTGGATTGGTATCCCAATAGCACATCGGCCCACCACGGGGGTTAAAGATTAAATTCTCGCCAAAGTTAGACTGACTCCAAAGTCTCAACTGTAATCCTGCCCCCGCTGAACTTGCTGCGGCAATTCCCCAGCCCGTAAACGTAGATGACTGTTGTACAACCGCTCCTAAACTGTGAGTGGCGGCGGTTGACCCGCTTGCCCCACGAGTGCAACTAGTCAACTGATTTGCTGAATTGCCTAGATAGGTAATGTTTTCGCCATCAATAGTCACTGCCCCTGTAGGTGCGCTAAACGATGCGGAACTTAACAAAGGAATTACGGTGTCAGAACTACTAACGGCTGCACTTAGCGTAGACGACACCGCACCAGTCACAACGCCGCCCCACAATCCTGCGCCCCAACCCACCCCTGCCGTAAACGTGCTGCCACCCGTATTGAATTGATACGTCAAGGTTGCAGTGGCCGCAGATGTCCCGCTAGATGCGGCGAGGGAAGTTACAGTTATGTAGTAACTATTGTTGTCTAGGTAGGTGATTTGAAATTCACCTGTTAGGGTGGCGACAGGGATGCCGTTGACCGTTGCAGGAGCAACCGGGGAGATGCTTGAGATCGTGACGAAGTCGCCACTTACAGCACCATGCGCGGGGTCGTTTACACGAACGAGGGACGATGCAACTGTGGTAGTAAACGCATTTGCGACTGCTGTATTTGTATCGCGGATGGGCGTGACATCATAGAACTCACCGCCATTACCGTTCTGAATGTAGTATTTAAGGTTTGTCCCAATGCCGAGCAGGTTGTACCCCGACAGAGTAACCCAGTTCCACATACCACGGGCAATTCCCCACAAAACACCTGTGGGTGGAGTTGAAACTGTCGTCGGAACTCCCGCAATAATGGTGGCGACAGTGCCAGTGTCTCGCACCCATCCGCCGATCTTCTCGGCTTGCCCCGAACGGAATCGAATCTTGTCCGCAGCGAACCAGCCACCCTCATTCGCATAAGAGGTTGCTTCTCTGTTTACCCCCGGCTTGAAGACAAGTTTTTTAAGTGGCATGGTGGCTCACATTGCTAGAGCGGTTTGCTTAACTTCAGAAACTCTACGTTCCCAGCCCCTACCAAAAGTGCTCCAAGTGGACAACCCTTGCAGGAACTTCAGACGCTGGGCACTGTAGTTTCTGATGACGGTGTCTGGGGATGTGGCTAATGTCATAGCAAGAGTTTTTGGGCCAATGGAGCCATCTGCTTCAACACCCAGTGCGATTTGAAGCCACTGCGATGCTCTACGCACCCCTGAATTTACCGCTGCATCGAATACACAGTAATCAACACCAGCGGGCAGTTTATCTCCCTTGACCCTATCCCAGTACAACTCTTTGTACAATGGCTTGACCTTTTCTGGGGTAAGTGCCTTCATTTCGGCTTCGTTTACTGCGCGATCAGTCCAATCTTCCCACACTTCTTGGGTAACTCCAAGGTTTGTCCTCCCTCCCGGATCGCTGGGGTGGTTAACGTAACCTCCTTCGTGCTTGATGAGGTGGTTGAAGCAAGCATCGAAGTTGGTGTTCATTTTCTAAGTGCCTCGCCTTTTTCCTTACTGCCAATGCTGGAGCCAAACCAAAAATTCAAAACCGTAGAAACAACCGTACCCAATATGAAGCCGAGAATCGTGTCCGCGAACCTGACGTTATTCTCTGGGATTACGCCAAACGTAATAAAGCCAACGTAGGCTACCGCAGCAACAGACCAGAACACGGTCAAGTACATAGTGAAGCGTTTGGAGAAGAGGTCAGACTGCTGTAGCGCAATCTTCTGCATATCTCTAGCGTCGGCAGTGTTGGCGTATTCTGCCTTCAGTTTTTCCAGATCAAGTTCAGCCAGTTTGCGAGCCGCTTCTGGATCGCTAGCAATGGCTTTGGCAACATCTTCAACTGCGTCTTTAACCCCGAATTTATTGGCGAGAGCAGACACAATAAGGCCACCAGCAGGGCCAGCCACAGCAGTTGCAACAGCAGGTGCAATACCTCTAAGAATGTTGAGAAGATCATTCATTGAGCCTCCTATGCGCTGATATTAGAAGCCGCGACAAACAAGTCGTCAACTTGAGTATCGGTGAGGTTGAGCATTGCGGCCAGCGCATTAAGAGTTGGCGAAGTTCTTTCCCAGTCCGTCGCATTTTCCCAAGCCAACCTCTGAACGTTGTTTGGGTCAAGAGTGTTGATGTAGGTGCGGACGGTGTCCAGATACCCGCCAGCCGCAAGGATGGCAAGGGCTTGAAACCTCGTCACCGTTGCGGGGATGGGTGGCGGTGGTGGCACATAAGGCTCAGGCACGTTGCCCTTGGCGAGCCACTCCTGCACTTCTGGTGCTTCAATTAAACCGCTCCAATTTCCACTGGAAACTACGCGGTTTGTTTCGTCGGTGTATTTGTAATTCATAGTTCGCAACCCGTAAACAACAAATAAGCACTTGCTGAATTGAAATAAATTTGCGCTGCCTGTCCACCAGTCATACCTGATGAATTTGCCAAAATTCTTACCGAATTAGTTGAGCCGTTTGAAAACGTAAGTCCGGTTGCTACCCCACCACCGATAATAGTATTAACAGTAAAATCTGCAACAGCCGAAATAGAAATACCTGTTGGAGATGTTCTAGGTGTTACTGGCAAGGGTATGGGCATAGTAACAACAGCGCCAGCAACATTTACAAGCCCAGAACCTGGCAAGAAATCAACAATAGAAGAACTGCGGTATGCTGGCAAATACCTCTGACACAGCGCCAACTCCATACCAATCGGACGTTGCTCAAATGGCGTGGCGACGGGGCCGACTTCGAGTTGGACGTTGAAATGAGTTAATGTGGCGCCAGCATTGCTGACAAGAGAATTTGCACCTGTTGCGCCTGTGTAGCCAACTGCTGCCCAAGCACCAGCAGGGCCAGACGCTGTTGGGCCTGTCCCGTAAGAAAACAGAACTGACATCCCAACGCTAGTTGTTGTCAACCAGTCAGTAAACGCGCCCGTCGTATCACCGGGAATAGTGATACTTATTCTTGTGGGTGTTGATGCAACAGGAATTGAATAAGTAAAAGGATATGATCGGGTGTTTGCGTTGTTTCTTATTGACCCGCCAAATGTTCCGGTCAAACTAGATGTTGCATAAAATGAAAGGGTGACAGTTTTTGCACTTGCCGTACCCCATGCCAAATCAGCAATGTTCAAGCCTTCAATTTTGTGAAGGATGCAAAAAACCTCGGACGCAAGCGGCGTGTAAGCAACAAGTGTTGTTGCAGTTAGTGTGTTGCCAGACGCGCCAGCAGCCACAGCCGTAGAACTTGCTGCTCCAGTCGAGATGCTGTACTTACCCGCAACAGACTGAACAGCCTGCCATTGATCTACCGTGTACGCGCCGGTGGTAGGGGTAGTTATAGTGATACCCCTTTGATTAACGGTGAATGAACCGTTGATAATCTTATTCCGCAACCCCGCCAACTGACCGCCGTTGGCAGAGGCCATTTGCACGTTGCCTGTAAACGTACCTGTCGCGCCTGAGATATTCCCAGTGACATTGCCAGTGACGTTGCCTGTAAACGTGGTTCCTGAGACTGCACCCGTAAACACACCTGTAGAGCCTGTAATGGGGCCACCCAATGTAGCGATGCGAACAAAGTCTGCGCCGTTCCACGCGACAACAGCAGTTTCACCGTTGAGGATCGTTACACCCGTTGTTGGGCCGGGAGCAGCCAACTTGACCGAGAAGCCACCACTCGTTTGGTTATAGACAACATACGTCTTGGACTGCGCTGGAGCAATGATAGTCCGCAGGGCTGTGCGAGCCCCCGTAAACGAAAGGATTGCTGCTCTGGCTTGATTGGCTGAACTTACCGTGGCTGTCAGCGTGACATCTGCATCAGTAGATAGCGTGGTAGTCCCCGCAACCGCAGAATCCAACAAGGAAGTAATTTCGTTGTTGACCGTTTCGCCCCAAGTACCAGAAAGAGTTCCAGTAGTGGGCAGCGTCAAGCCAAGAAGGGGGGTTGCTGCCATGTGAATCCTAAGAATTGTTCGTTTAAGTGATTATGCGCTGATGTTGGAAGCAGCGATAAACAGATCGTCCACTTGAGTATCGGTTAAGCCCAACATGGTAGCAAGCGCGTTCAGCGTCGGGCTTGACCTCTCCCAATCCGTCGCATTTTCCCACGCCAACCGGGTGATGTCGTCTTCGCCCAAGGTGGCAATATAGGTGCGGATCGTGGGCAAGTAGCCACCAGCCGCAAGGACGGCCAACGCTTGAAACCTCGTCACCGTTGCGGGGATGGGTGGCGGTGGTGCAATGTAGGGGTCAGGCGTGTTGCCTTCAGCAAGCCATGCGAGATATTGCTGGTAGTCGGTGTTGCCAGAGACAAATGGAATTTCCATTTCCCGCTCAACAAGCAAAACTGAGTTCAGAAGTAGTCTGTACATTTTACAACTCCGCACTTAATCCAACAGCAGACACGCCGTTGACTATCATAAAGAAATCTTTCACAGTACCAGCAGACGTGGCAAAAGTTGGGGCGCAATAAATGCCATTTGGCTGCGCGGAGTTTATTCCAAGAGATGTATATGCTGTTTGCGTATCACCGACATATACACTACCAGTATTAGGTGTTGCCGCTGGAGCAATTCTCATTTGTACGGGTGTGGAAATAAAAGCATAGGACGTCAAACCGCCAGTACGAAGTTGTCCGTTTCCAAAGAAATTTGATGCTTGGAATTGAATATAGTACCTCTGACACAACGCCAACTCCATCCCAATCGGCCGTTGCTCGAATGGCGTGGCTACGGGGCCGACTTCGAGTTGGACGTCTGTGATATCCAAGTAATCGTTTGCCGTTCCTGTTCCACTTGTGTAAACAGAAACAATTTGCACACCCACTTGAGTAGTTAGTGCAGGAATGGTGGCTGTCCCGTAAAAAGTAGAAAACGAAGTGCCTAGCGTTCCTGTCAGGGTGACATCAGTTGATGCAGCAGTCGTCCAACTGTTGCTTATCATCAGCGTCGGTGACTGATCTGTGCCCGTCCCTGTTTTGATAAATACTTTTGGTAATGACGCGCCCAGATATGCTGTTCCCGCTCTTGCCTTAAAACTAATGCAAACGGTCTGACCAGCCAACCCATAAGAATTTAGGGTTTCAAATGCTTGGGCGGCAACCAATGAACCAACATACGTTCCAGAGGTTCTAGCAATTCTCAACAGTGTATTTGATGACCCTCCACCCAAAGCGTAAGTGGTTTGGCCCATCGTGAGCGTTCCAGACGGTGTTCCAGTAGCAAACGATGCCCATCGGTCTGCCGTATAAGCCACGGTTCCTGTTATTGCTCCAGCAGAAACGCCCCTTTGATTGACAGATATATTCCCATTGATAACCCGATTCCGCAGCCCCGCCAACTGACCGCCATTTTGGGATGTGGACTGTATGTTCCCTGTAAACGTACCTGTTGTCCCTGAGACTGGCCCCGTAAACGTGCCGTTGACTCCAGAGACATTACCTGTAAAGGCTCCAGTGGTTCCCGATACCGCTCCGCTAAAGGTTCCCGTCACTCCGCTGATAGAGCCAAGGATGGTGTTGCTGAATGTCTTATTGCCGCCGATGGTCTGATTACCAACAACGTAAACGCCATCAACTACTGACGCGGCGGTTGTGGCGGACAAAGCATTGCCGTTGATAGTGGAGGTAAACGTCTTGATGCCATCAATGTTCTGATTGCCGATTGTGTACACGCCGTTGGTGACGGTATCAGCATTGCCCACCAACGCTCCCGTGAAGGTACTTGAACCGACATTGGTCAACCCCGTGATGCTTAGAACCGTGTTGCCCAGTTGCAGTGAGGTGATGCCCAGCGTCACTGGCGTGGCAAAGTTAACATCCAACTGCGCGAGGGGGATGATCCCTGATTGGGTCGCAAAGATATTTGGGACGGCCATAGTAGTCTGCCTGTGTTATTTATATGGTTTGAATAGGAGTCCACTGTGCATTGATGCCAATCCCCCACTCAACATTTACGCTAGATGCATTACTCCACACCACGATACTACTGCTTGAGTTTGACCACTGGATCAGTTGCGCTTGGTCAATAACATTCCACGTTGTTCCGCCATTGACAATTGAAGTCCAGTTCGCTGCGCTTCCCGCAGTCCAAGTAACGCTGTCACCGGATGCATCATCCCACACAACAATGGCGCCGCTCGTATTTGACCATTGCACAATTTGTGCTTGGTTAATGAGCGTCCACGCAGTGGGCATACTAATCTTTACACAATTCTCAGGACTGCGGAACTTGAAGTATTGGCGGGGAAAGTAACGGTAAACGTGGCGTTAGATATTTTATCCGCACCGAAGTCCAGCACCGCTATGGACTTGCTTCCTGCTGTCACGTTGTAGATCAACGCGCCACGCGCAGTCAATGCAGCGTTAAACACTGGGTTGTCGAAACTGATGTACGCAACATTGTTGGCTGAACTGATCGTTACCCCAGTCAGCACAACGCCCCCGGCTGTATAGCCTGACGCTACAACCTCATCGCTAGTGGTGTAAACAGTGGTGTTTGCATCCAGTGTGGCGGCAGAGGTGTACAAAGCCATCTGAATGGTATTCGTCAAAAGGTTATGAACTGCTTGAGGCAGTTCAGCCTTGAAACTGGTCGTCATCGTTTGTGAAATTGCCATATCAGTTTACGGGCTGACGATACTGACCAGAGCGGAATGCATCTTGACGCTCAAGACCATCACCCAACCGTTTAGCCAAAATAAGGGCTTCTTTGTACTTGCCATCGTACAGGGCCATCATGTCCTGCTCACCTTTCATGTAGGTGTAGGCTTCGACCAATGCGCCATAAAGCAACACGGTGTCAAAGTTGTCCCCAAGCCATGTATGCCCACCCGATACCGTGGTAATCGACTCGGGGTAAAAAAAGTAGTGCAGTTCTAAGTTGTAAATAACATCTGGAGAAGGGCCAAGGATAAACGACAGTTCTTGGGTGTTGGTCGAGTCAGGGCCAAACAGCGCGTAATACTTTGGCATCCCAGTGCTTGATGGCACTGGATACGCCTCACGGATAAAGTTCACATCCTTGTTTAGCAGGTATGTGTATGCTCCACCCGTAGGAAAAACAGCCATTGAGTACGCCGACAAGAAATCCGTTGGGCAAGCCAGATATGGAGTGTTGGCTGTCGTCAAGCCCGTCACGTTCTTCCGCAGCGAAGGAAACTGGATGGTGTTGAATATCCGAGTTTCTGCTTGAACGATGAACGTATTCATGTCCGCCGTAGGGAATTGGTTCTCCGTGTAAGAGGAGATGGCCGCTACCAATTCTGTGTACGTCATGGCTTTATCCGTTTAAGCCATTGGCCCACGGGACATCTTGCCCTTGGTGGCGCATCCTGCTCCGCGCATCTCGATGCCGTCCGTCTTGACTGGGCCAGTGTCGCCAATAGAAACGCCAGCAAGCGGAACCCAACCCTCTTTGCGGTGCATCTTGGGAATCAGACCGTAATCGGCTGGAGTCATTGGCTTGCCGTCCATCGTGTGCGGCTTTGCGTAAACGCTGGCCTGACCGACTTCCTTGCCGTTTTGTTTCTGAGTGAACTTCATAATTCAGCGCCCTTGGTTAGCAGCACGGGCC